CACCTTGAATTGAATTTAATTGATCGAATATACTTCCAAGACTTGTATCTAAAATATTATTAATTTGTCCGAACATGTCACCTAAGAAGTTTTCAACACCACAAATAGGCACATCTAAAAGTTGACCTAACATATTCTCTAAACTCTTCATCAGGTAATCACCAAGTTGATCCTGTATCTTTTCAAAGTTACAATATATTGTATTCGATAGAGCATTTGTGGCTTCTCCAGCGACACCCTGTAATGGTTTTGGAACTTTATCCTTAAAAGTTGTGGATAGTTTATCTAATGTTTCTCCTATTACATATGAACGACCACGACGAACTAATTTAGTTACCGAGTTTTGAATGCGATTTGATGTTAATTTTAACTCTGCCTGCATATCAACAAGGCCACCATATAGAGGATTAACAAAAACATCTGATGAGTTTAATTTTTGAAAGACTTTCATCTTTCGAGAAAACTCCTTCATTTCATTACTTATCTTTGATATTTCATTATCTTCACATGCAGTAGAGCTATCCATCTCAAATTCTGTATTAGCATTAACATTCTCTTCTGCAACAGTTTTGTCAGACGCATTTGGAAAATTACCACTCCACTCTGAGTCTTCAGCACCACTACCTCCACCATTAGCACCGTTACCATTGCCACCACTACCTGTGACTGACCTTTGTTGATCACCAGCAGTTGCTCTCACATCTGGTGGCGTATATGGAACAAAACAAGTTTGTTTTTTTGCGTTGAACTGAGAGTTTTTTAATCCATCTTTGATATAACTTTGTTTAAATAGAGTTCCAAAAATTATAGGTTGTTGAGCATCTTCACCATCAAGAAAAAATCCAACAACAACTTCCCCACCATGATATTTCATGGATGAACCAAGTCCTCCAGTGGATGACATGTTGGGTGGCATAAGAACATGAGCTAGTGGTAGTTCTTCATCTGGTAATTCATCACCACATCCATGATATCCAACAATACGAACACGACATCGATGTGAGTAAATGGGTTCGCCATTTTCTGCATTCTTCTTCTCTAAAAGATTATCCCACTTTCCTTTCTTTGGATCAGTAACTTGACCGATCCACCACTGCATTGGGTCTTTCCCTATAAAATCAGTTGTCTCTTTATACATCTAATTAATCATCATAGATTAGGCATTCAGGCTCATCTGGATGCATATCGCAAAATAGTTCTAAAGCATTTGGGTCATGATGATCGCCTGCTTCGATTTCTTCTTTGTGATGTTCGACATACTCTTCGAGTTCATGTAACTCTTCCTTTGCATGTCTTCTTGCTGCTGGATTGGCCTGTGGGTCGTCAGCAATCTTTTTATCGTATTCAATGTGGTCTTCGATTGATTTCATTTGATTCTCCTGTTTCTTTTATTTAAGCGGTAAAGGCATCACGAATTAAAGTTAGTTGGGTTTCTCCACTTCCACCACCAATTAAGTGTCTTAATTCAGATATTAGATACTCTCCACTTGGATCATTAGTTTTATCACTTCCATACTTATCAGTTGAACCTTCTCCCTCATCATTTTTGAGAGGAAGTTTAACATCAATCTTAATACCAGCTCTTAGAGTGGTATTTAATGGAATTGATATTTGTAAAGTTTGTGAAAATAATAAACTAGTTCTAGTGTAAGATTTATTTTTATACACGTCAAGTTCACTATTAGGTTTTGTATCTTTCTTCTCTGAACCTTTTTGTGAAACTCCAACATCACTAACTTTAAGCATTAGTCGAGATGGGCTCTTTTCAATATCCTTTAAAAATTTAAGTTTCTTTTTAGTATCTAATTTAGTTATGTCAAAATCAACCTCTTTAAGTGTATGATTTTCAATATCAATATAAAGTGTTCGATTCGCATACATTCCCATTCTTAAATTAGTGCCAATATCATTTGTTTGATTTAAATTATTTTGTAAAATTTTATTTCCCTCAATGGGTCTATCAGCCTGTTGATATGGGACAGCTTCTTGTTTTAGTAAACTCTCAATTGATCTAAAATGATAACCCTCTATGGTTTCATAAAATAAAAAACCAAAATTCTTAGTAGATGATTGTGCTTTTGAACATAACCATTGAATCGTATCAAATGGTCTTCTTAGATTACCTACAAACGAATAAGAGTTAGTGGCGTCATCACTATCTAAGTTTTTCTTTGTTTTTAATCCTAGATATCCAGTTGATTCATCTCCTTTAAGTATTGTTTTCACTGTTTGAGTTACATTACCAGCGAACTTTTTATTCACTCTTGCGGTTTCATTTATAAGTGCATCAACTGAAACAAACTCTAAAGTTGCAACCTGTTTATTACTTTCTGTCACCATGTTTCTGACAGAATTTAACATTAACTTATGTTCTGTAGATTTAATTTCAAACTTATCTTCCTCACCATCTAAAACAATCATATCAATATACTCACCACCAGTGACTCCCTTTCGACCTAATACTTGATCAACATCAATAAAAGTAACTGTCATTGATATGGTAGTATTTTGAAGAGATTCATAATAATCAATGGCAGCTACACCCTTAACAATATCATAGGGTTCTTGTAATGAGGAGCCCTCATCATCATTTGGCACCAATGTGCATTTTTTAATTAGATACTTCTTTTCTGACATTATGTTAATCTTCTAAGAACTTCTGGAGGCAAACCTTTCGATGTTGGCGAGATAGATATGTATGGATTTGCTGTAAGTTGAACAAACTTTACATCACTCTTGGCAAGTTTTATCGTTGATTCAGAGGTTTGGGATGTGTTTCTTGGAACGATTACACCCTGATTCTGGTCGATATTCCCTGCATCTGTAGTAGATTGAACTATTCTATCAACTCTAGCGTTTGTATCATCTAATAAGGATAAATCTCTATCTTGTTTATCGACTTGAATATTGACATTCTCTTTTACAGGTTCAACTTTATTCACTCTATGTTTTTCCACAATTCCTTTTAATACATCAATATCGTTTTTAGCCCTTTCTGGTAATGCTCCAAATTCATTATATCCATCGGTGGTTACTTCCGTTCCAAGAATATAAGTTTTTCCTGTTTCTAGATCAATTCTGTTAGTGGTGCCCTCATATGATCGTTTAATATTCGACTCACTCCCATCTGCACTCTCACTAAATGAAAATTCAGATTTTCCACCCTCATTTGGAAATGTCTCAGTATAACCACCAGACTTTACCTCTTCCTCTTCACTCTCTACGTTACCAGTTCGATTTCGATACTCACTAAAAGATTCACCTTCAACCAAGTCTTTTTCTTTCATGGTGTCAGCCATTCCAGTCTCTACAGTAGGGTCTGTCATACCAACATTAGAATCTGTGACTGCACCACCTCCACCGCCACCTTTTCCACTTAATGCATTGGAAATAAAATTACCTATACCTATTATAGCTGCACCAACTCCAGTAAAGAGTGCAGACCCAGCCAGAGCCTTTCCAACAAAAGGAATCTTAGCAACTAGACCAGTAATAACTTTGCCGATAAGTGCTGCAAGTTTTACGAAACCACCTTTTAAGGCAGTTCCAATGATAGGTATTAGTTTTGTTTTTGCAAGAAGTAATAATTTTGGTAGAAGAACTGGCCCGATGTACTTGAGTGCGAACGCACTGATTCCTAATGTCGCTAGTCCTTTTAGAAGACCACCAAGAAAACCACCACCACCTTGTTGTTCCTCAGCTGGTTTGCCTGGCTCACCTTGAGGGCCTGGTTCTCCTCTAAGAGCCTTATCGGTCATCGCTCTTTTCTGTTCTGCGTCTTGTTGTTCTAAAAGTCTATCCTCTGCAGCGTCTTTCTCAGCTTTTTTCTCTATGATTATGTAATTTGCAATATCCCTAATCTTTGTTTCCATTGCCTCGATTGAGACAGATAGACTTTGAATAATTAACTTTTGATTATTGATTATACCTAAATTTGAACTTGACTGTGATAAGGCACGATTAGCCACTCTGTCAACTGAATCGACTCTCTCAAAGAAACTACCTACGTTTATCTTTGAACTAGGTTGTTCTAATTCTTCTTCATCCATACCTTCCAGTTCCCTGTCTTTGTTGGTTCTTTAGATTTTGCTCTTCAATATAATTCTGGAGAAGAGTTACATAAATGTCTCTTTCCCAAGGCATCATATTTTCTAGTTCCGTCAAGCTATATTTATGGTATTGCATGAGAGCAAAATTGATACGGTAGTAGGATTCAAGATCCTCTCTTGCAATACTTAGGCGAAAAAATCGGCTAGACCCTCCAGAACGACACTACCTTTTTCTTTTGTGTTTGGATTCACGACTTCAATCGTGTGAGATAGTTTAGGCATCGTTGCAAAAAACTTCTCAACTGCCTTATATTGTTTCGAGTTCAATTGATTTACAAAGTCAAGTCTCTCATCTGGAGTATAATCATTGGCATCCCATGCGTCTTCACCACTGTAAATTACGTCAATACAATCAGCAACAACATTGAATGTTTTATCAACCATCGACTCTGCTTCATCTTCTGTATCAAAGTTATTTGAGATAAACTGAGATAAAGATGGATACTTCATACGAAGTGTCATGGCATCATCTAATTTAATATCTTTTGTGTGCCCTCTTGGTTTAACAACTTTGATTTCATCCACATATATTGTGACTGGAACTTTGGTTGTATTATCGTCAGGACAAGTAACTGTGAGTTTGATATCCTCTCCAATTGATTTGGAACGAATATTTAAAAATAGAAACTCGATATCAAATGTGGGTAAGTTATCAACATCAACTCCTTTTGTCAAAATACATTTCTTCAAAACATCTGTCACAGCATTTGTGATTTCATTTTGATTCTTTGATTCAAGAGCGATGATTAATATTTTCTCTTCTTTAACAAGAAAGGGTCTATACTTTACTTTTTTGTTTGATGAAGGTAACTTCAACTCATAGGTTGGAGTTTCAATGGTTGGTAATGGCATAATTTATGATTCAGTGTTTTATTTAGTACCTAGAACCTCGACTAGTTTTTCTTTTTTGTTTTACTTTGGGAGTTATACCAAATGATCCAGGCGGAACTGTGTTCCCATACTGTCGATTGTCCATCCTAACTAATTGATCTGTATTCATGATTGCTGCATTCTTACTCATGGTATAACCACCTTCAACGGCAGGGTCTTGATTAACTGGTGTATTTGCTGCGACCACTTCCTTTGAATTTACAACACCAATTGGAGTATTCACAACTTGTTTCTGAATATCATTGTAATTAAAGGTGGTGAAAAATCTATCATAAGCAAACTGTACACTACATCTTAACACATTTGAATCACCATAGGCAACTCTCATTGAAGTTAAATCAATCGGCCAAACATTCACAAACTCATAACTTGTGATATCAGATTGATAACTTGCATTTCTTGATTCTTCTATGAAAGTGTCTCTCTCAAACTTTGTAACGTGAATTGTTTCCTTATAATCTTCTGGATAATTAAAACGTGTAAATGCGTTAGAATCTCTAATACCAGAATTAAAAATTGGATTGATATATGACATCCAACTTTCTAATACCTCTATGATTACATGATCTGCATCAGCATAAAAAACAAGATTCAAAGGCGGAAAGTTTCTAAGATTTGGAAACTCTTCTTGAATACCTTGGCGATGACCAATTGCACTTGAAGGAACAAAACTTGTGCCTGGAAGTTCAGCTTGTGTACACATCAACTTCATTTTTTGCATGAAATCGGTTCCTTGTGTTCTTCTTTTGCCTGGAGCATCAGACAACCAAGTTTGATATTTCCCGAACGAAAAATTAACCTCATAAAAAGTATCAAGAGACGGTCTTGCGACTGTGCTTTTAATTCTATCAACGCTATCTTTAAATATTTGACCTCTTTTTGGAAATGACACGATAAATAAGTGTGAGTTGTTATTACTATATATGAGCTATAAAGGAATATATCGACCTTCTAATCCTAAAAAGTATAAAGGAGACTCTCAAAATATTATTTATAGGTCTCTTTGGGAGAGAAAATTCATGAATTACTGTGACTTAAATGAAAACATACTTGAATGGGCATCAGAAGAATTTTGGATTCCTTATCTAGACCCAACAACAAATCGTGTTCGCAGATATTTTCCAGACTTTTTTATTAAATATAAAGACAAGGACAGAAATATTCGTAGATCAGTGATAGAAGTGAAACCGATGAGAGAAACATTACAACCAAAAGCGACAAAAGGCAAATCAAGAAAAACAATGATAAATGAATCTATGACATATGTGAAAAATCAAGCAAAGTGGAAGGCTGCAAGAGAGTTTTGTGCAGATCGTAAGTTAGAATTTAAAATTATGACTGAAAAAGAATTAGGAATACGATGAGCATTCTTCAGAGAATATTAAATAAAGTTGATGGTCAAGTCAGTGAGGATTTCTTTCGGAGTCAATTAATTGATGAACTTGGTTCAACAAACTTTGAGACAGATTATGCAGATACAGCTGGATTTGCACCTGGCGAATTGTATTTTTATACTTATTCAGCACAAACTAGACAACCATATTATGATATGTTTCCACTTACATATGTAATTGAAATGAGGTCGAATGGATTTTTGGGTTGTAATCTTCATTATGTTCGTTTGAATGAAAGAGACGAACTTGCGATAAGCTTACTAAATAACTCTGCTCAGGGTGCAGTTGCAGTTCCTCCAAGAACTCTACATAAATATGTTTATACTGGCGTGAGAGGAACACCATATCGTATTCCAAATGCAGAATGGTCGGATGTCGCACAATTACCGACTGAAAAATTCGTTGATATGAGAGGAATACCAGTTTCAAAAAATAGAGTTTACAACAAAAACTAATGGCGAAACCTAAGAAAAGTAGAAAATATACAATTGATGGGGAAAAATATGTCTTCAATTTTAATGCGTCTGGTAATTTAGAGGGTATTACCTCTCCAAAAGGACGTAATGGACAACTTAGACAAAATCCAATAGATCCAAATTCTAGTTTATATAAAACTTTGTCAACATCTGATGAGGCAATATCTGCATACAATGTTGCAAACTATGGTGGAAATAAAGATGCGTATCAAGATAGCGTAACAAAATCAGAGGGTTTGCCAGAAAAACAATTTTTTGATAAAAATAAATCAAAATTTACAAATGAAGATTTTGTAGAAGAGGAAAATACTAGCACTGTAGTGGAAAATGCAACCCCAGCGGAACCTACTTCAAGTGGAAGTGAAATAATGTCATATCCACTTGATATTAATCCAAGTCAGGATCATTTTAAGATTACAAAATATAATTATCAGAGAAGAGATGTAAATGCAAGTAAACCAAATATGGTTGAAATTAAAAAGGAAAAATATAAGAAGGAATCTAAATCAGTTAGAAGTAAAGGATATGGAACCACAGAAAAAAAAGTAAATGTAGCTGGTGATAGCGTTATCGGTAGTGAATTATTAGGAAGTGTTTTATTACCAATGCCAAAGGCAACAGACGTAAATGGTGTTGAGTGGGGTAAAAGTGAACTGACAATATCGGGTCTTGCTGCTGTGGGTTTGACTGACAAGTTAACTGGTGGTGGAAGACTTGCTGGAAAAAGTGCAGAGGAGGCACAAAATGATGCAGCAATAAAAAAACAAATAGAAGCAAACAGAGGATTAAATCCAGATGGTAGTTCTGCTAAACAATTTGGAAGTGCCTTATATGCTCAAACAATATCCAAAATTGCTGGATTTGCTTTTGGAACAGATTTAGATGTAGACACATACTTAGCAAGAAGTGGTGGTCGTGTGTTAAATCCAAATGCAGAGATGTTATTTCAAGGGCCTGTAATTCGTGATTTTAACTTTAGTTTTCTAATGATTGCAAGAAGTCAAAGAGAGGGTGATGAAATTAGAAAAATTATTCGTTTTCTAAAATTAGGTATGGCACCAAAATTCAGAAGCACAACATATCTTAAAAATCCAGATATATTCACTTTACAATACAAAAATGGATCGTCAGATGAAGATGTTTTAAATACTGTAAACAGATTCAATCCAGGCGGTCTTGCACTAACCACGATGGCGGTTGATTATGCTCCAAATGGTTACTGGTCTGCTTATCGTGATTCACAACCAGTTGCAGTGAAAATGGATTTAAGTTTTACTGAACTTAGACCAATATATGAACAAGATCAACTTGATACTCCAGAAACCAGTGTAGGTTACTAATATGACATACTCAGGCTCACCAAATAGTTACTTTAGACAGTTACCAGACCTTGATTACCCATCATTGAGGAATGATCGTAATTCTGCTTACGATTATCATGTTGTAAAAAACATTTTTAAGAGAGCAGTGTTGCGTGATGACGTTTTTGATGAAGTAACTGCATTTACAAAATATTCTGTACAAGGTGATGAGAGACCAGACCAAGTTGCATATAAATTTTACAATGATTCTGGACTTGATTGGGTTATTTTGACAACAAACAACATTGTGCATTTAAGGGATGAGTGGCCTATGGGAAATCAAGATTTTCTGACTTATCTCAATGCAAAATATACAGATACACAATTATCAAATATTCATCATTATGAGACTAAGATAATTAGAGATTCAAGTGGAACAATAATTCAAAAAGAAGGTTTAACGGTTCCAGAGGGACACTCTGTTACATTCATCGACAATGGTGTATATCGAACAGAATCACAACTCACATCATATAGTTTTCTAGAACATGAAACTAATTTAAATGATGCAAAAAGAGATATTAATATTTTAAGAACAGAATATCTAAGTCTATTCTTGGATGATATGGCAGAGATTATGGAGTATAAACCATCAAGACAGTTCGTTAACAAAAATCTCAAGAGAACAGAAAATCCAAGATTAATTTCGCCATAAAAAAAGAGGTCACTTTGAGCGACCTCTGGCGTAAAAAATGGCCCGAAATTTTTTTCGGGGTATTTTCTAATTTTCAGCTAATTTTGCAAAATAGCTGAGTGCATCTTCTTCATCCTCATCTGTATTCACAGAGGATGGAGTTGTGTCAACAACAGCACGACCTTCACTTAAGTCCTCTAAGTTATTATCTTCATCAATAACTTCGGGGTCTTGTCTTTTTGGTGCGACAGTGAGACCAAGAACATAATCAAGTCTCTTCTTGAGATCTTCATATGACTTGAACTGGTCTGGAGCAACGAGTTCTGCAA